GCCATTTCAATAGTCCAATTGAAGTTATCAAGTTTTTTGATATTGTATGGTGGGAAGTTTGAGCCTTGAGTGTGCTTTAACTGTGTGTTAAAGTGGTCAAAGACATTATCGAAGCCCACTTGAAATGGGCGAAGGTCGTTCCATATAGATAAGGTATTTGTAGTTACCATATTTTTCTCCTTTTATTAAGCAAGTTTTAAAAAATGATACCTCACAATGAGCGTATCACTATTATTTATAAGGATAGTTTTTCGTGGAAGGAGAAACTATCCAAAACCTTTTCAATCGGTGTCATTGCGGATGACACTCTACCTCGATGATAGGGCTTACGAACTGCCTATCACTCCTATTTATACAACAAAAAGTCTTATCTGTTAGAATAAGCAAACTTTTGTGTGCCATAAATAGATTCAATACCGGCAGCAACGATTTCGTTAAGGTTAGTAGTCGCTTCGTCTTTACCGAAATAGAATACTTTATCAACACCAGCAGCGATAATTGATTTAGTTGGTTTACCCATACGATATGTAGTACCAGTAGATGTAGTGTTAATGTACACCATGTGTCCTTCAGTTCGCAATTGGTCAATCATTGCTCGTGGTGATGTCAAATCAAATCTAGTTCTCAGAGAACTCCATGTTACTGGCTTACCTTTTGCAAGTAGATTTAATACCTTTTGTTTTTTCGTTAGCTTTTTATATGCCATTATATAACTCCTTCAAGTCAGTTGTGTTGCCGTTTAAATACAACTCGACACTAGGCAACGATAGTATCGAGTTCTTTTGTGTTATATTATACACGAAACACTTTAGCTTGTCAAGCGTTATTGTGTGCCGTCTTTCATTTTGGTTGGCATTTCGTGAAACTTTATTGTAATTCCATCAGCAATTAAATAATCAAAAATTTTAGACCAGTATGGACGAATTTCTTGTTCCCATAATTTTTCTTGTCTAAGATTTGGGTGATGTATAACACAATAAAGTTCCTTTTTACCTGCTTCTTTAGCAGCGTACAAAGTTTCAAGAACTCTTTCAGCTGCAAATTTACCAGACGACATGTAAGTTGCGACAGTATTTTTGTCTTTGAACGACTCAACAACATCACACAATGTTCTACTGTGTGGTAAAGCTTTGTAATTAACAAATAACATATTATTAGCTTCTAAATTTTTCTTTTCGATAATATTTGAAGCTTGATTTATGCATTTTAGAATTTCGCCTTTTTTTGCATTGCCAGTAAACCCATATTCTTTTAACCATTCAACATTACTAATACTATCAGTAGGAACTCCATTTTCATAATAGTTATCAAGAATATGTTTGACGCCGTCTTTGTTACCAATATCTAACTTAATAACATCCGACCTCTTGTTTAAAAGGTTACCAATTGATTTGAGTTCTGAGTCAGAATATTTTTCATGAACTTCATAAGGAACTCTTGCAACTGGAATATCGTTAGCGTGTTTAGATGATACAGCACCGAAAACCGTGTGGTTTCCATCACCTCTCAAATCTTCACCATTTCTTCCTCTTGATTCATATACTAAAACAGGAGTACATTTATCTGTATTACCGTTTCTGTCATCAATTTTTTGTTTGATAATTTTTTGAGTTGCTGGGTCGTGTTCAAACCTTACTTGAAGATACTTCATTGCTTCATGTATATCAAGGGATTCTTTTCCGACATTAAACTCACCGCTAATAATTCGTTCATAAAGAATTCTGCATTTTTTCAAATCAGGTTCTTTGTAAGCAGGAAATCCATTTGTCTTGTTATAAAATAATGGATTATTTCTAGCATCTGCTGTTGTGAGAATCTTATATTCACGATTTCGCATTTCAGCGTAGGCGCCAAAATACTCAACTTCAAATTTTAATTCAGAGTTTGAATCAGAAAATACTTTTTGAAAGTCGGTATTTGTAGACGAATGTTTGTAAGCATCATCTACAGAACCTTTGTGGATTCCAACATATTGTTGGTTTGTTTGTAGGTTTGTGAATCTATATAAATACGCCTCATAAGAACCAGGCGGCGTTGCTATTTTTCTTTCTTTTATATTACTCATATTCCCTCCTTGGGATTTAATAGTCACCAATTATTTCAGAGCGTTATTGCCACAGCTATAATTAGGACTTCATTAATATTTATAATGTAATAAAGTGGGCGGAGGATGGCCGCCCACTGGACTTACTACATTATGATTTGATGTATTTTAATAATTCACATTATCTTCCTCAACATCATTGGATTCTTCGGGAACAAAGTCATCATTCAGCCAAGATGAAACATCTTCGCCGCCGTCAATCTTTGTGTATAAATCTAAGAACGAAGTCTTAGTATCTAGGTCGAAACGATTAGTACACATCTCAATCGCCTTCATTTTGTTTTTGAAGATTGAGAACGCCTCAACGATATGAACTAAACGGCGAGTTGAAATCAATTCGTCAACGCCGCCTTCATAATAAGTCTTACGAATTATGTCAGCCCAAGTAACTAGTGAATTAGCAAACTCATTGTCGACAGCAGAACTAAGTCCTTTGTCAGACATTACATTCAATAAGATTTTAGTTTCAATCTTATTAGTTGGGTAAGCCTGTTCGATAGTAATTGGGAATCGTTCAAGGAACGCCTCGTTCAGAATGTTAGTACCGATGAACTTACCATCATCAGAACCTTGACCTTTTGTGTTAGCAGTAGCAATCACATTGAAACCTTTAGCAGGTTTAACAAAACGATTTATCTTTTTAAGAAAAACGCCATTGCCTTCAAGTATAGGTTGTAGACACATAATTTTGTTAGAAGCAAGGTCAATTTCGTCAAGTAGTAATAACGCACCTCGTTCCATTGCCTCTACAACAGGACCATTCTGCCAGACAGTTTGCCCGTCTTGTAGCCTGTAACCACCAAGCAAATCATCTTCATCAGTTTCGATTGTGATATTCACTCGAATACATTCACGATTCGTAGCAGCACAAGCCTGAGAAACATTCATAGTTTTACCATTACCAGAAAGACCAGTAACGAATATTGGGTAAAACATTTTTGAAGATACAATCTTTTTAATATCTTTGAAAGAACCCCAAGGAACAAACACAGGGTCTTTTTCAGGAATAATGTTGCCGACTAAACTCGAAACAACAAACGCAGCCTGAGAAACAACTGGTTCTTTAGGTTCTTCGGGAACTAAAGGCACATCAGTTAGTGATGGTGAGAAATCATTACCAGCAATTGGTAGTGAATAAACACCACGAGAAACTAAGTACTTTTTATTTTTTAACCAAGATGGATTTTTGATTTCGCCAGATTTGACCATATCATTTATCTCAGAACGAGAAAGGTCAGTACGACCATATTTTTTATATAACGCCTCGACTTGGGCAGTTTGTGTTTCATTCAATCTATTCATAATTTTATCCTTTTCATAATGTAATTTATCAATCTTTCACTAGCTATTATACAGACATATCGGATGGCTGTCAAGGTTTTTTCCATCTTTTCGGTCGAAAAAGGTTCAACTTTAGTTGAATTAAATTCAATCTCTTTCAGCATACGACCTAACAACATTATCGATATGTTCCTCAACCGTCATCAATGACGGCAGTCTATATACGGCCCTACCATATCGATAGGCCATATTCTTCATTAACCAAGCAGGTTTTTTAATACCATATTTGGCTTGTAAAATTGTAATATCTTTTCGAGTAATTTTGTATGTAAAGCCCTCATCATTTGCCAACTTGACAAACTTTTCTTGACGAGGAGTTAATTTTATATCTTCCATTCTTTTTATCATCATGCAACTTGTTTTATAAATTTGTTAAGAACAACACGAGATGTTTTACTGTTTTTCAAAGAACCAGCAAACAATCGTTTGATTTCGCCTTTCTTGGCATTTTCAGATGGTGTCTCCATTTTACTATCAACAACATTCATTTTGCCACCAGCAAGAAGGTAAAGTTCATCATAACCAGTATTTTCAGTAACAACAAGAACTTTGTTTTTTCTGAATTCAGCAGTAACTTTTTTTCTATCGAAAGTTTTAACACCAAGATTGTAGAAATCTTCTTGAGGGAAATATCTGTTAAGAGTGTTTTTGCCGATAGTAGTTTTTTCATCAACAAAGAAACCAAGAACTTTAGAACCAGTTCTCATTTTCAGAACTTTCAACAGAGCATCAGTAAGGTGACGCCTTGCGTTGCCAACTGGCAAACTTTTCTTAGATTTTCTATCAGTCAAAATAACATTAGAATCATATTTCTGATATTTGAACTTCCAGTCGCCACCGATTCTTCTATGCAACCAAGAATCTTCTTCATGTTTTTCATCATCATTCAATGAGATAATTCTCTCGCCGCCGTCAGAAGCACCATCAGTCAAAAATACAGTATTCATTTTATCAATGTTGTATTTTTTCTGAAACGCAGGAACCATTTTCATTGCAGCCATAATTGTATCGTTTAATGGAGTAGATGAAAGTTGAAAACCACGAGGCACACCTGGAAGGTCATCTTTCCATTGTTCTGCCTTAGCAGCTTCGTAGTCATAGTTTCTGCCACGATATCCGTAACGGTCATAACCATAAGTCGTTGCAATGAAGTGTAAGTTCAACATACCTTCTTCATATTCTTTAGCAGTCATTTTTGAAGATATGAGATTTAACAACAACAGACTGGCATCAACTGTCATATCACCATCTTTATAGTTTGGCACAGGTCTTTTGCGACCAACAGAATTGCCGTCCTCATCTTTAGTAACACCAAAATTATTATTGTTACTGAAAGCATAAACTTCAAAAGGTATTTGAACTTTTCTACAAAACATTGTCAAGTTCATTAACTGTTTGATAGTCGGTGCAATCTTGTCGTGCATAGAACCAGACCAGTCAATAAACATCATCAACCCGTGGTTCTTGCCATCAGGAGTAACAGTCAATCTTTTGAATATATCATCATTGAATTTGTAACTGTGTAATTTAAGTGGGTCAACAACACCAGAGTTTGCCTGCATTGAGCGACTATGAGCAGTTGCGGCCTTCTTGAGTTCAAACTCTTTGACCATGTAACTAACTGCCTTTGATTGATTCTTAGAAAATAGTTTGTAGTCAGTAATTAGTTTTGGCCAAGACTCTCTGTATTTATCTCTAAAGTAACCTTTTTCAGTTAAAGCCCTATTACGACTCTTTCTGAAAACACTAGAAATTTCTTTGTAGTCAATAACAAACTCAGAAAGGTTAGTGAACTCATGAACATGATAGTAAGCATTATCTCTACATCTTTCGTCAACTAAATCACTTTGAGCATCAGCCCAAGCAGCATCAGTTTCAGACTCAGGAACAAAATCGCCTGGTGCATAAGAATCAGTACTCTCATTCCACTGGTCACCAGAATCAGTATCGCCGAACATTGAGTCGCCTTCGCCATCTTCATCAGCATCATCGCCAGATTTGTTAGACTTGTTTGATTTGTTTTCAGACTTATCATCACCATCTTCGCCTTCATGACCTTCACCGTCGCCGTTGTTGTCGCCTTCGTCAGCGTCGCCGTTGTCGTCTGCATCAAGAGAGTCGCCATCGCCATATTCATATTCATGGTCGTCAAGAGATTTAGTTTCTGATTCACTCTTACAATATTCTGCCAAGTCAGCAGCAAGAATTTCAACATCTTTGAAAGTTTCAACATTTGCCATTCTTTCAACAAACATAAGTTCTTCAGCACCATCAAACACAATGTCAGACTCAACATGCGACATTTTGAAGTGCATGTTTAGACGGTCAATCAATAACATCTCATTGACATTTTTATCTTTAGTTTTGAAGAAATCGTTTCTGATTAAATCTCTGTAACCTTTGATGAACGATTGAGATAGCCCAGGATATTTTCTTTTGATTAGTTTTTCAATACGAGCATCTTCAACAATGTTCAAGTAAGACTTAGGTGCAACATTAGATTCAACAGCAGCAGTCCACTCATCTTGAGGAGTATAAAGTGCATGACCAATCTCATGTGCAAGAAGCATATCAAGAATATCGTTATTCATTTCTTTCCAGATAGGAACAACAAGAAGTCGATTTGCCAAATCAAAGTAGGCAGTTTCGACTTTTCTATGTTCTACTGTAATATTTTCAGTCGCAAGTAATTTTGCAAGATAAGATTTTGCTTCTTTGTTAATCATTTTGTTTCTCACTTTATTCATAATATAATACCATTATAACAGGTTTCGGAACAATGTCAAGCATTATTCCACCATTTTAAAAGAAAAATATTCAACTTAGATTGAATTGAATTCAACTTACCCAACATGAAATGAGCTCTGGAGCGATTTTTCTTAGTTTTCTTAATGCTTTTGCTTCAATTTGTCTGATTCTTTCACGAGTAACATCAAATTGTCTTCCCACTTCCTCGGGTGTATGGTCAGCGCTCATATCGATTCCAAATCGCATTTTCAATACTTTTGACTCTCTTGGAGAAAGTTTTTCAAGCGCCTCTCGTATTTTTTTATTGATGTTAGATTCTATTGCCATATCTTCTACATCAACAACGATATCTTCAAATTCAACAGAAGCATTTAATTCACATTCATCAGAAAGTGTCTTACAGATTTTTGCATAACGACTAAAATCCTTTTTGCGTATATCTCTTAAAGCTTTACTTTGTTCTGTAGTTTTAAATTTCCAAGTCATAATTTATCCAACATGAGATAATGACATCATGCCTTCAGACATTTCACAGATATGTGCATTGATTAGAGATTCCATTTCCATTCGTTCTTTATCTTTTTTAGAAACAAATTCTTTAGGCGGAATAAACATTTTCTCAGCCCAAAACTTTGCTATTTCTTCATGTGAATTAAAGAAGTTTGAACCATACCACCAGCCATTTGAATAAAAATCAAACTCAAGGATAGCGTGAACTACTTCTCTGTTTTCATATTCATCAAATACATAGATGTAAGAAAGACCGTTATGCATATGATAACCGTACTTATCTCGTTTGTTATAGTATTTTGCGATTTTGATATTTTTATCTTCGTAATCAATATCAATTAGTTTGTTTGTAATTCTTGGTTTGAACATTGTTTTCATATTTTTTTCATCCTTTTTCATCATAATATAGTTATATTATACACTATTTTGAGGGCTCTGTGTAACTAATTGGACGATTTGACCCCGAAAAAGGTTCAACTTATGTTGAATTTAATTCAACTTAATATAGTTATATTCAGGTGTTATTTTTTGAAAATGAAGGTTGGTTCAAACTTCTTTCCTGGGATGTCAGGTCTGACATATTCACCCATGTACCTTTGTTGTTGTTTTGGCTCTGTGAGTTCGCCATCTAGGTTCATAACAGCAGGTTTGCCTTGTTGTGTACTTAATGATAACCACCAAGTATCTATATGTTCAAACCCAACTTCTTTTGCAAGTGTTACTGTATCTTCTTCAAAGGTTTTATATTGTTTTGTATTTGCAACATTAAGTGCAAGATATTTGCCAGTTTTAAGACCCACATGTGCGTTGGCGATAGTCTGTTTTAAAAAGTGTTCTTTCCACATCTCTGAGGTATCAAACTTAATACTTGATTGTTCTGGTTCATCACCATATGCTTCCCAACCAAAGTATGGTGGACTTGTCATTACGAAATCTAAACTTTCTTCTGGCGGAACATAGGTTTCACTACCCTCTCTGCGAAGTTCATATCTCTTATGTGAATGTCCATAATTATCTCGTATCTTTTCTAGTCCTTCGTATGTCGGTATACATGGGTCTGTGCCGATATAATTCACGCCAGCTGCAATCGCACCTAGTAATCGACCACCATATCCCATACTTGGGTCCCAAACTGTGCCTGCTTCAGTACCTTCTAATGGACTATCTTTATCTACGAAAACATCATAGAGGGCGGCAGCTGCTGTCGGTCTAAAGTTTGAAACCATCTGTGTGCCTGTAACTCGTCTTAACATCAATCTCATAAGAGAGTCAGTAATTTTATGAGGAGCTGTTTTTGGAAAAAACACACCATTCAATATTTTAGAAATGCCGTGTTTTAATTTTTCTTCATCATTCCATATATCCATGGGTGTTAGCATCTTACCACATTGAATACCCCAAGCGTGTTCCATAAATGACCATGCAAGACTTTGACCATGTTGTGTTTGACCTATAACTTTAGTTCTTCTATCTACAAGAACATCTCTCTTATAGTTCATTAGTTGTTCAAATCTTTCATTTCTCCAAGCTTCATCAGTAGAATAATATGGAAAACCTTTCTCTCTCCATTCATCATAGACTTGTTGTATTAGTTCATCACTTGCGCTCATAAAACATCCTTTACATTGTCATACATATACACATCGCCTGGCAATGCGTTCTTAACGCCATCTTTAGACCATGATGTTTGTCCAACTAAACTCATACCATTCTTTTCGTAAAACTTTTTTGCGATTTGATTATCACTTCTCACACTTAGAAAAACTCGTCTGTTAGTCCAATCAAAAAAGTTCTGAAGCGTTTGACTTGCAGTACCTTTGTTCTTGGCAGCTATTTGATGCAATACACAATCTCCTTGTTGTGCTGTTGCAGTACCTATTCTTTGTTTTCTTTTATAGTAATTGTATGTTATGATAACACCATTGTCTAGTATTAAGTTGCCACTTGCAATCATTCTTTTGATATAATCTTGTCTAATATGTGGAAACCATTGTTTGTGTTGAGAAAATATCTCTTTTACAACATCATAATCTTCATTTGTGGCATGTATCATATTACCCCTTATTATACTATAAAGTCCGTTCCTTGTCAAGCTATGAGAGTCCTAAGACTATCATTAGTGGTCTATTCATCTTAATATCCTATAATCTGATTCTGTTTCAACAACAACTCTTGCGCCACAACTTAACATCTTATCACCATTCTCACCATAAATCACTTTACTAGGTCCTAATATTTCTACTTCGTGGCAATAAGTATTCTTACGACCTTCTTTAATTGTAATTACAGGTTCAATAGTGCCGTGTTTTAAATTTGCTCTAATCTTATGTTGATTCACATGAATATATTTTTTATTGGATGATTTTCGGGCCACTTTGTCTCCTTTTTATTTCTTTAATCATCTTTTGTTTTGATTTCTCTGCCCGTTCTAGTTTGAGTTTACTCACTAGGTCTGTAAAAACATATCCGTTCATGTGTTCATTCTCATGCATAAAAATTCTTGCAGACATGCCGTGTAGTGTTTCTTCGATTTCTTCGCCATTCTCGTTAGTATATTTTACTGAACACCACTTTGGTCTTTTGATTGATAAGAATAAAAATGGGAAAGATAAACAGCCCTCTTTGAGATTGATAGATTCAGGACTTACATCATTGATGAGTGGATTGAAAACACTTCTAACTTTGCCATCTTCAATCTGTGGGTGTCCGCCCATGACAAACATACGATACGGCAAACCTAGTTGATTCGCTGATAGACCAAGACCACCATACTTTGCCATGTTATCATACATAACTTTTGATAAATCTTTTCTATCTTTAAACCCAAACTGTTCTAAATTTTCATCTACAAAAGGTGCGACTTGCATCAATAGTCTTGGGTCGTTTGGTGGTATTAAAGGATATACTTTTTTGTCTTTCTCTTTTTGTATGTTTCCTTTTAGGTCACTTAGAATTGGAGTCTTACCTGTTTGTATATCTTCTAAGTATTGAGCTGCTTTCTCAATATTTTCTGAGTTTAGTTTTTCTGCCATATTATTTTCCTTTTCTTATTAAATCACAATTATAAGACAATGTTCGCCTTACTTGGTCGGTGGTATTAAACGGATATACACAATGTAACAGAGAGTATGGAAATACAAAAAACTCTCCCACTTGTGCATCTACTCGTACTTGTGACCTAGAGAGTGGCGATTGGTCGCCGCCAGCAAATTCTAACCATCCGTTCGCAGGCGCTTCTTCTCTTGATGCTTCTATACCATAGGATTCAGGTCGTTTTAACATCAGTACAGACGATAGTCCTATTTCACTTACTGCGCTTGTATGATAATGTACAGGATTATATTCGCCTGATTTCATTTCATTTATCCAAGCGTGGTTCAAAACTGGTTCCCAAATTTCATCATTTGTAACAATGTCTAAATAATGTTGAAAAAGGTTTTGAAACCCATTTCTCATCTCATCAGTTAGTATCTCAGTAACTAATTTTTCATCTGCAATTTTACCAGCAAGTTGGTCGTTATGTGGTTTTAGTTCTTTTGAATTGTCATCATATGCATGATTAATACTATCTACGAAATATTTAGGTAATTTAAATCTTATTATCTTAGTTCCTAGATTAAAAATATTATATTCCACTTCTCTCAACATTATTGCATCATCCTTGTAAAATTGTTCTGTTTCGTAAATGTCATTACTCTTGGGAACTTGTCGATTAAAGTATCAGCTTTGTGAGATATTATAAAGACATTTTCTTTATTCATTGTATGATATAATATTCTCATAAACTCATCTGTGCCTGCTGTGTCTAGCGAAGAATCAAATATCTCATCTAGTATAAGCAGATTTGTGTTTGTTGAGTTCTTCAACTTAGCAATCTCACGCCAAGTGAATAATATCGCCAAGTCAATTCTTAATTTCTCACCCTCACTAAATGAATGATACTGAAAATCATCACGGTGTCTTGATTTAATTGTTTCATTGAATTCTTCATCAAGTGTAAAGTTGACAAAGAAGTCCATATCCGATAAGTGCTTATTTATATACTGATTCATTATCGGCAAATACTGTTTGATAATCTTCGTCTTAATACCACTATCTTGCATGAGATGTCTTGCAGTATCGATATAAAGTTTTTCTTCTTTTTCTTTTAACTTTGTTTTTTCTGCATCAACAAGCTGTTCTTGTAGTTGATTCAATTCGCCTGTTGCAACCCCTGTTGAAAACTTTTCATCTGATAAGTTATCTATTTCTTCTTGTATTCTTTTCTTGTACTTTTCAATTTCAGTTATAGATGTTTCATAACGACCAATCAATAATTCTTTTTCTCTTATCGTAACAAGAGTTTCATTAATCTTATCTAGTTTCTTTTGTGATGTTCTGATTGCATTGTCAAGTTGTTTCATGCCAAGTTCTAGTTCAACAACTTTAGATTCTTTGACGGCGATTGTTGCCTTCTTAAATGCCTCGTCAATCGCCTGATTACATGTAGGGCAATCGTCATGTTCTTTAAAGAATCTCAATTCTTTTTTATGTTTGATACAAGTATTTTCTATCTTTGCTTCCATGGTCGTCAGTTTGCCATGTTTGTCTTTTAGTTTTGTTTCATCAATTATATCTATCTGTAAGTCTGCAATCTCTCGTCTAACACGAGCAATATCTTCTCTGTAGTTGTCTATATCTGTATCTGCATTTTCAATTTCTAGTTTCTTTGACTCAACAGTATCTTTATTGGTATTACTAATATCATCTATATGTTTCTGTTGTGTTTCTATCTTACCATCAATCATCTGATAATTGAAATCTGCTTGTTTGATTGTTTCGTCTTGTGCCTTTGCCTTCTCTCTGAACATTAGATTCAGTTTAGAAAAGATTTCAATATCAAGTATTTCTTCTACGACTTCTCGTCTGTGTCTGGCACGAAGTTGCATAAAAGGAACAAACGAAGCATTACCCAATATCACAACTTGTGTGAATGACCTAAAGTTTAGTTTGAGTATGTGTTGTTCTAAATGTTTTTGATAATCTCTTATGGCCGCATCTTGATTCAACATATCACCATTACACCAAATCTCAAATACATTAGGTTTTATGCCACGAATGATTTTATATTCTTTTTTGCCTATCTGAAACTCAACTTCAACTACACACTCCTTTTCATTGATTGTGTTTATAAGTTGGTCTTTTTTGACAGCACGAAATGGTTTGCCGAATAGACCAAAACACAAGGCATCTAACATTGTAGATTTACCGGCACCATTATTACCAACAACAAGTATTGTGGGGGCTTCGTTTAAATTAATCTCTATAAATTGTTGCCCTGTTGATAAAAAGTTTTTATATCTTACTTTTTTAAATATTATCATGTTAAAATTAATTCCGTTAAGTCTTTGTTAATGCCTATTTTTCCTCGCACAAAAGTGTTAAATGCAATAGAAATTCTATCCGTAGTTGCCCTTTCGTTTGGCTGCACCCTATGATTTAACCACGATGGAAATATAATAAGTTCATTAGTTATAGAAGGAAAAAACCAATTAGAAGAATTCCATAAATTATAATCTTTTATTTCGGGTTTCATCATTTCTTTTAAGAGCCAATTTTGGTCAATAAATGTAATCCTATCATCTTCTTCAGTTGATACATAAAAAACTCCACTTATAAAACTATTGGGATGACAATGTTGGTGATGTTGTTCGCCTGGTTTAGTTACATTTAACCATGATTGTGTGATATATAAATCTAATTCTTCTTTGGGAGCGAAAACTTCTTTAGCATATGTTTTAATATGGTGCTCACAAAATTGTTTTAACTCTTTAAGATTTTCATCAAAAATATAATTATTCTTTGTAGATAAATTATAGTCATTATCAACCATCCCTTCTTTAATAATTTTTTGAATTTCTTCTTTAGAAGTTAAGTCTGAATCGCTTCTTGCGATATATACAGGAGTTGGGAATAAACCCTTTATTTCACCTTTCATCATTGTAATTTATCATAAATTTCATTAAAATTATACCACCCAGTAACTATCATTTTTTCATGGTCATTTGATATTTGGCCTTTGTGAGTGTGTGTCCAAGCACTAGGCCAAATTAATGTTAATCCTTTTTTACAAGGCACAGTAATGTTTTGGTATTTAAAATGTGTTCCTGCATTTGGCACATCATCACAATAAGTCATAAAAACCAAATGTCTATGAATATTCCATTGGTTTCCTAAAGATTCTGCGTGCCATTTTTTATATCCACCGCCTTTCGGATACCATTGTAGATTATAAGCCTCTCTTATATTAAAGGATTTGACATTATTAGATTCTGCAAATAGTTTTAAATAATTATTTAAACAACCTTGTAAATAGGTTCTATATTCAAACCACGGATTGCTGTCATCATCAGGCCGAATGTAAATATCAATAGACTCTTTTGTAGATGAATTGACTCCTTGCGAATCTGAATCGCCTTCACCACTACTCCCACTCTCACCAGAAATTTTATATTGTTGAGCATCTGGTGAGTTCCAATATTCATTTATATTATCTATAACCGACTCTGGCATAAACCAACCACCCATGTGTGTGCTTTTATCTAACTCAAATTTATTTAATTGCATCTGTGTCCTGAGCTTCAATATACATTTCTTTAATCATCACCTTCAGTCTGTCTTTATCTAGGTCAACTTTCAACTGGTCAACATAGTTACTCACTAAATTCATTGTATCTTCTGCACCTTCGACAACATCATCACTTACATTTACATGCGATAGGTCAGAATAATCTTCAAGTATTTTTAATTCGTGTACAGATATATCATTATACAGTCTTTCTAGCAATCTGTCAAACATTTCGTTATCTGATTTTTGAACAACGACCAACTTCACATACTTTTGATGATATTCTGTAATGTCAATTTTGTCATAATTTATACAAGCACCATCATCTTCTGTGCCTGTAGCATCATCATAATAAAGTTTAATAAACATAGTAAATGGATTAGGCACAAACTCGACCTCTCGTGTTTCAGTATCGAACACATGAAAACCTTTCTGATTCTGATAATCTGACCATGTGATTTCATACTGATTGCCCAAATAGAACACTTGACCATCATCATTCTTGTGATGAAAATGGCCACTATAAGTTTTCTCAAAACGACTTACAATACCTTTATCGTGTCCGTGTGTTTGTTTCATGGCATCATTCATTGCAAAGCCGTTTAAATCAAAATGCCCCATACAAACATCTGCTTCGGCAGTTCTAAGTAGTTCGATTGAATCTGCCTCATTCTCTGGATTAATCCAAGGCATCATCAATATTTTTGTACCATCAAAATCTACTACTTTACCTTCTTCGTATATCCAAGGCTCATTCTTACCATCAGCACTTGTGCATAATTCTTGCAAAGCATTTACTTTGTTTGTGTTTCGATAATAGATGTCGTGGTTGCCAATGATGAAATGTGTGTCTATCTTTTCTTCCCATAATCGCTTCATAAACTTATTTCTAAAGTTATATGCGATTCTAAAATTGATAAACTTTCGTCTGTCTACAACATCACCAAGATGTATTAGCGTTTTGATGTTGTGTTCTTTTAGATAGGGAAAAAATATCTCATCATAAAACTTGTGAAAGAAATCATCAAAGATAAGACTATCGTTTCTGGCGCCGAAATGGGTGTCATTTAGTAATGCAATTTTCATAATATATTATTTTTTAGTTATCTAATTTAAGCCAATATCTTGTTCCAGAAGTTACTGGTTTTACTCTGTGCCTCACAAAAGAAGGGAATACCACAATGGAACCTTTCGGTGTTATCTCTGTACACACTTCAGATTCAATCTCTAAATCTCCACCTTCGTATTCTGTATCATCTGATAGGTTTATCATAACTGATAACTTTTTTGAAGAATCACAATTCCAGTCTGAAAAGTCACCTTCTGTATATTTTTTGAATTGACATAATTCTGAAAAAGCCCAATCAAAGTTCCAATTAGACTCTACATTTGCTTCGTTGATATATGGATGTATTTCTTTATAGAGCCAGTCAGCGTCCATCCAAACAACATCAGAACCAATCTCATTTGGTATTGTTAATTTTCCTGACTGGAGTAATGCATTAACCCTAATGTCATCACAAAATGATGGGCGAATTGCTGACTGAACATAATAAAAATTCATAATGTAATTATTATTTAGATTCTTCTGGTTCTTCTCTACTGTTTCTTCTGAGAAAATCTAACATAGCGCTTTGATACTGTGTATCATCGCCTTCAAGTGAGTCCATCATTTGTTCGACACCAAAGTTAGCAATCATCTTTTGTTTGACTTCTTGCTGTTTCTTTTCTTTTTGTATTCTACGAATAAACGCATAGTAAATTATCTGTGTAAAATATGCGAATGGGTTGTTACTCTTTTCGGGGTCGAAGTTGTCCATATACTGTAGACAATTCTCTATGCCATCAGAAATCATATCATCTCTGTATGTATAGTTGATAAAATTAGGTCGATAAGATAAATGATTGGCAATCTTTAGATAACATTCACCTATATAATTACTTACAGTAGGTCGTGGTTTGCCTTCTTCTTCAGCCTTAATTCTTAATGCACGATACTCTGTCATTGCTGCCAAAAACTTCTTATTATCTACATAATGAGGTTTTTGTTTTGGTTTTAACTTTTCTTCTTCTGCCATATTATAGTCCTTTTCGGTCATTACGCTTCATAAGATTCTTCAAACTTTTCACTAAATTACTTTTCTTTTTTGATTTGCGATTCTTCAATAAATGAAGTTTCTCTTTGATATGTTTTAATTGAGCGTCTTTTTTGATGTTTCTACTAGTTGTTTTATTCATGTGATTTATTATACTATACCTAGTCTGGGTTGTCAAGCATCTTATTAGAATAAATTATTTGGAATAATCGCTTGACAAGAGCAAAAAATGAGTGTATAATCGCACATGTAGGTGCGGTGAGAGACCTTAATGGCTAAGAGCTAATTAGTGAACTGTTACTCCTTTCTCTAGTAGTTCAAACTCCTCATCTTCTTTATTTGCGAACTCAGAATCAAGTTCTTCTGCAATATCCAATATTCTATCTATATCTTCACTTGTAAGTGGTGGGCGTAATGCAAGTTTCTCATCAGTTGCTTGAATCTTTTGTAGCACAACTTCATAATAATGTGCCAACTCAACAGTCGCAAGTGATATGACTACAATCTTATCTTTTGTAATAACGAATTCTTTATCTTGTGAAAAAGGTATCCATCTTGATAGCATTGTATCTTCCTTTAACCCAAACTCCGTCATACGAGGTGTTGTAACCAGTTCTAATGGGTTTACAATTCTCATATAATCATTATCAACAGATATAGTTCCCATCAATAGACTTCCGTCCATCAACTTTACTAGCCTGTAATCAGTCGGGTGATTTGGTTCATTTTGTGTTTGCATACTTATATTTATCAGTCTTTAAGGTCTATATTGTGCATTTCGTAATCAAATTCTTCTTCTGTGTAGATGTTTATTCTCTCCTGAAAGTGTTTAAGAGTAAAGTTTTCTTTTGACTTCCAAGTCATATCGTCTGCAATATCATACAATGTGGCATCAACTTTGTTCTCACCAAGTCTTAGACCACGACCAATCGATTGTAGATTTCTCACTCTACTCTTAGAAGGACTTGCAAATATGATATTGTGTAAATTCTTAATATTGACACCAGTAGAGAATGTGCCATAACTTGCAACAATGATTGCGTTACTTTCTTTTTCAACAATGCCTCGAATTGTTTCTCTTTCATCAGCCTCTACACCACCAAAAATATAAAAGACTTTTCTATCATCAGCTGCCTTGTCTTTGATTATTTGATGTAGATGTTTACCATGTTTCTCTACAAGTTGAAATAATACTAGTGTGTTGCCTTCTAATTTAATTGCAAGATTACGAATGAAGTTTTGCCTTGACCGACTACTTACAAGATAGTCAATCTCATCCTGATACTTGCCTTTTGCAATCATTTGACAATTCTCTGGTGTATGTTTTAGAATCAAACAACGAACAGTCAACTGTGATAATTGTTTTTTGTCCATCAGTTTCTTCGTTGATGTAACTTTGTTGACAGCACCAAACAAACCCTCTAATACAAGTTTATGTGTCTGAGCACCATCAAGTGTTCCTGTCAACCCGATTCTGTATTTACAGTCTGTCAGTTTAGACATAATCTCTGTCAATGATTTTGATTTAAACAGATGTGCCTCATCACCAAACACAACACCGAACTGGTCAAAATAATTTTTCGGCAGTCGATACAAACTTTGCCATGTCGAAATCAAAACTCTTTTGTCAGTAACATTTGAATATCCACTATACAATCTATGACAATACTTTTTTACATTCCAACCATACTCTTTGAAGTCAGAATACATTTGTTCTACAAGTGAAGTTGTCGGCACGATTAAAAGTATTCGATTGTTTGTATCGTCTTTGATTAGGTGTGTATAGTATCGAATAAGTGAATAGATGATAAATGATTTACCACTTGCAGTCGGACTTAACAGTAACGCACGATTAAATTTCAGACTGTGAAAGATAGCATCAACTTGATAATCTCTTGCCTCAAACTTCTGGCCGAGGCTGTTAGAAAACTTTTCAACAAGTTCTCTCGTTACTTTATTTTCTACTACAACATCTTTACCAGCGACAACATTATACCCTCTTTCTTCTGCAAACGCCTTGATATAAGGATACAATCCAAAATATATTTCTTTTGTCTTTTGTGAGAATAATCTTATCTTGCCATCCCACATACGATTGCGAAACGCAGGCATGAATTTATATCCAGGCACATAGAATGTGAAGAACTCTGAGAGCTCTCGTTGAATACTTGGGTCAGCATCAACAGTCAAATATACCTCGTCTTTCTTCTCTAAGATGAGAGTTTCCATTTACATAATCCAAGTCATAACACTAAATCGTTTTCCTTTTGTTACTTCTTTGACTTCATGTGGATACATAAAGTTAGATGGAAAAATGATAGCAGAGCCTTGTTTCTTCTCTATCTGTTTGTCGCCACAAAGAACAAACTCACCACCTTCATAATCATCATTTAAAAAGATTAAAGATGTGATGTGTGGATAACCATATTTTTGTCCATGACTGTGATGTATATTATCAATGTGTTGTTTCATAAATCCACCCTCTTTATAGAAATTTAATCTAAAGTTGGTGCATATCAATTGATAATCTAGCGTTTTGTGAGTGCTTTTGTAGTCGTCTAAACAATGGCCAAAAGATTTTTTAAGTTGTTCAAAGTATGGCATTTGTTTATCAATCCAAAGTTCATTCATTGAAACTTTTGAAGTTCCTGTATCGTTTTCACCATCATAAAATGTCGATTCTTTCCACTTTGCTGTTTTTTCATAACTATTTACTATTGATTCACAAGTTTTTGTATCCATAGCATCTGGATAAAAATATATGTAATCAGAAATTTGCTGACTGGTATTCATTATGTTCTCCTACTTGTCCTTTCAATTGCACATTCCATGCAATACTAATGCGTTTGTTTTTTGATATATTTTGAGGCACCCAATGTTGCAACCATGATGGGAAAATAATACATCTGTTAGTTTTAGAATTGAATGATAGTAAATTTGAGTTGTTGTGTGTTTTCTTAGTCTTTCTAGGCACGAACACATCTGATTGTGGTCTTGGGTCAAAGAATTGAATGCCTGCAGCTTTATCTGAATGTAGATAATAAACACCACTTAGAAAATTATTTGAGTGAGTGTGTGGCGGATGTGCCTCTTTGCTTCGTAATACATTTCCCCACATGTCAGTAATTGCAATATCTTCAACATCATAATCTAAAAGTTTTATTTGTTCTTTGCTTTTTTGAATGACCTTTTCTGCGAACTTTTCAAATGCAGGTTTAGTGTGTAAGTCTGGTTCTGTTTGCCAGTTGTTGTCGTATTCTCTTATTGTCCAGAGTTGCTCAATGTATTGTTTCATATCATTACTGATTGACTTGTCGATAAAGTCATCTTCTACAAAAATGTTTGTGGCAAATACTGAATGTTGAATCATTAGATTGCTCCACTCGTAAATTTCTTCCACTCGATTGCATTTTTAATTATGAAGTTTCGAGTGTTAATACTTCTCAAAACTTGTTCGAGATAGTTCACTACTTGTTTGAGATATGCTTCTTTCTGGTCAGCCTTCTGTAGTTCATCATCTGATTCCATATAGATGTGAACATCAGCCTTCAGTATTTTTAAGTCGAATGGTTTTTCTTTATAGACAGACGGGTCTGCTTTACCTGTATAGTATTCCCACTTCTGTCGTTTCAGAACTTTATGTTCATACTCTGCTTTCTTTAGAAGTAAAGAAAACTTGTTGAAGTGTTGTAGGTATTTGTTGTGTAGTAGAGGTATTTTGATTGACTCTGTGTCAAGTTCTGTATCATCTAGTGCAAAATCACGGTCAACCGATTGTTGTAGTTCTTCTAGTGTCATAATTTATTCGCCTTTATAGTAAGTATTGAACGAAAACGAAACTCTATCTTCGATTTTATTCATATTTGATTCTACATGGTGTTTTAGCCAAGAGGGAAATAGATAAAGTTTGCTTTCGTAAACAGGCATGTTCCATGCCAATGAATCATATGAATTTCTTTCTGATTTAGGTTTTCTTTGAGAATCCCAGTATTCTAATACATCTGATAATGGGTGTTCAAAAACTATTTGACCACAATAATCTGGAGTTTTTATATAATACACACCTGATATTTCACTATTAGGGTGTTGATGTGTTATGTTAGAATCTTTGTAACCGTTTATATTAAACCATATATTAGATATTCTTTGCTCACAACTATTCATAATTTTGTCAGCAAAATTGTTTGAGTTTAATTCTATTTGTTCGATTAGTGGTTGTAGAATAGACTCGTTTAAATCTAAGTCCTCTGATTGATAGCCACCTATATTGCTTATACTTCGGCCTTGTTCAGTTTTTCTATATTCATTGCAGTAATTATATAGTTTTTGATTGTCGATATCTAACTGAAATTCATAAACTGGAACTCTGAATATATCGTGTACCAATGGATTTTTCATTATGTATTCATCATGTATTGTTATATTATATTTATACGCCCACAAAAAGTGGGTATTTCAAGTGTTACAGTTGCACTATATCATAGTACATGTAACTAAAATCTACAGATGCTTGTAGATAGTTCACATCACTTGCCTGAACATCATACGATAATGCACCAAGAGATGTTGGGAAAATATTATCAAATCTTATTTCTGTTACAGCGATATTCTTACTGTTTAAAACTGTTAGTGTGGCGTCTGAATATATTCCGCCTTCAGAAAGAGGTACCGGTGTGTTTGTTATTGGCACATCTGCACCAGATGTAGAACCAGGATATCTATCAGCGCCAGCGGCTTGCAAATCTGCAAACTGTGTGTGATTTTGTGGAAAACCTAATCCAATTATCCAGTCGTGTATTTCTTTGTAGTTGTTTAAATTCTCATCTACAAGAAATGATATCGACAAGTCTTGATATGATACTTTCTCGCCAGGTATTGGTATATCTTTCAGTCCAGTTGGCATAGATGCCGAACCAATAGAGATGCCAGGAATGTTTGCAGTCTGGCAAAAGAATTCTACTTTGGGTAGTTTAGAGCATTTGAACCTAAACTGAACAGGACTTGCATAATCCAGTACAGACGGCTCTCTAGTGTTTACATTCGTTGTTGTCATTAGTTATTCACCGGTGCATTAGCACGCCATTGATAGCACGACCAGTATCTTGCAGTTGTCTTATCTTTTGCAGTATCGCAGTTGTGTCTAGCACGAAATGCCTTTCTTCTTGCTGGGTCATCTCGTTTGATAGACAATCCTGTCGTATCACCAAAAGATACTTTCTTTACTTTGTCGCCATCTTTGACATAAACATAAAACTTCTTACTTCCACCTCGTATCGGGTCGTTTAGTTTAACTTTCTTACCTTGATACTCTGCTTCTGTGATTTCTAAGTCTTGATATTTTTGTTCGCAAATGCAGTCTATTGCTTCTACTTGTTTTAATGTTTTCATACTATTATTTATAAGAGTTTTGAAAGTAAAAAAAAGACACCCGAAGGTGCCTTTTTCTTTCTACTATGTAGAATAAAATTACATAATGTTTGTAACTTTAACTCTACGGTAGTATAGGTTTTGACTACCAGCAGCAACAGCACCAGAGTTATCTAGTGAACCGTCACCATCTGAGTGTGCAAATGGGTTTTGAACCATTCCGTAACGAGTCTTGAAACCAATTTTAGGTTGGAATGAATCTTGACCAACTGCACGAACCATTTGTAATGGAACATATGGGCAGTAGAAAAGACCTGAGTCATAAGGTGAAGAACCTTTATAACCAGCAACATAGAATTGTGAAGCAGCGACATTCGCACTATATGGGTCAACATATACCTTGAACTTGCCGTTAAGAACACCAGCGAAAGTATTACCAGTGTCATCAACATTCAAGTTAGTTGCAAGTGCAGGAGCGTAATCTAATACACCAGCCATTTGAAGCGCAGAAGCGACATCAGCAGAACAGATGATTAAGTTACCCTTACCTCTACGAGTCAACTGACCAATCGCATTAGCATCTCTTTCTAGTTGGTAAAGAAGTCCTTTGAACTTCTCAACTGACCAGCGACCATTTGAGTCTGTGTCAAGGTCGAAGATACCAGCAGTAGTAGTATT